ATGTTTTGCCTTCTTTGCCAATCTTGTTTAGATCTCCAGGCCGGTATACGCAAACATCTTTCATCTGCAACTGCAAGCTAATGGGACTTTCGTCAAAGTGGTCGATTAGTCCGTCTGCAATAACAGCTTGTCCAAACGGTCTTGTGTCATTGGCATACTTTTTGTCATCCACAATAGGACTCATTCTATAACACCACTTGTCATTGTGTGGCAAATCAATGTGATGATACACCTGACCATTGGCAGTGGCCAGGAACGGACTGGCACAGTCAAAACTGATGGTAAAGTTTTTGTTAACATACTTGCGAATCGCACGTTGGATATCGGTCAACAATACTGCCCATTCCAACTTTGATGTGCCCAAAAAGTGCATCCAGTCGTGTATGCCTGTTTGTAACAAATTGTCGTGTCGCAATGCTACCAATCGTTTGAGCACGAGATGCACATCACACATATTCTGTCCGCCCATTGACCAGCCATTGAAATGCGTGTCTGGATAGATAGCAGGATCACAATACTGTTTCATGTCTTGATACCAACGTTCAGCATCGGCGTGATTGGCACCTTGCAACACGTTGAGAATCTTCATGCCACCATTTTTCACACCTCGGCGATTATTCATCCAGTATTCGTTGTTGAACTTGGTGGCATCCACAGCTTGCTTTAGAGTTCGAATTCCACAAGCTTCGCCGGCTTTTTTATCGTGTATGACCCAGGTTGGAATATCCAATGTCATACCATAATCACAAATACCATCCAACCATTTGAGCACTGATTCTCTACGCTTTTGCGCTTTTGGACATCCTGAATTGGCTTTCCAATCACCTTCCCATAGGCCTTTGGCAATCTGGAATCCACCCGAATCTCCTAGCATCAGTGTACCAGGTTCTCTGGCTCGCACCATGTCTTCACTGGCGTCGGGTTTGTTGAGATCTAGATTGGCATGACCACCAGAATACAAACTCCAACGATAGGGAAACAATGCCTGCTGGCTGTTGAGCCAATTCATCTGTTCCATATCTTGAATGCCTGCGGGCAAGCGAGCAGGATCTACATACAATCCCTGACGTTGCTTACCCACAAATGTAGCATAAAAGCCACTTATGGCCGGCAAAAATACAGCATAATCGTGTTGCTTGGCGGTTAGATTGTCTTGTATCACTTGGTTAATGCTAGTAAAATGTAATTGTATGTTGCAAGTCCGGAATCTACTGTGATCTGTGCGCACCCATCGTCACTGATGCTGAATGTTTTGTCGCCAGTTAGACTTAAAATGTTCATCACAGTTTTAATAGAATAACTCCATGAGCGTTTTAATTGACCAGTGACCCCTGTATGAAAAACAAAGTTTCCAGAGTGTGTTGAATGATCACCAAATGCAAACACTAAATTTCCATTGTCAGTTTTAACTTGGAAACTGGTTTCTTCTGTGTGTGCTTGCGCTTGCATTCTAAATCGTTGGATTGCAACCACGGTTGGAACAAATGACACATGCCAAGTGGCACCACGGAATTTTGGTGTTTTAACTTGTGCGTCTACTACTCCTGAAGCCATGAATCTATAGTTGTTTTTAAAATCACCCGAGTTGTTTTCAAAATTAATACCGTCGGGTTCTCCGGTGGCCTTGTGAGTAACAGTCAGTGTGCTATTTTCTTTGTAGGCTTCTAAGTTTAGTAAAATTTTAAGTTTGCCTAGATTAGGCATACCAAATGTGCCAACAAATTCTTTTTCTGGAACTAGAAATTTTCCGTCTAACACCACTGATTGGTCATTGCCAACTCCGACTACTTCTGTAGTATTTGCATCTCCAGTGATTTTAATTAGTTCGATACAACCTAAGTCGTGCGTGTGTTCTACTAAGTCTAATAGATTATCTTTCATGTGTATATTTCTCCTATTGTTTATTATACAGTTTGTATTTAGATTTTGCAATCGATTTGAATAAAATATTATTGTTACTCATCAAAATATTTTTTAATTAATTTTTTAGTCACGTGTTGTTTAAATTCTATCAATTCTGGATAGTTTAACTGTGTAGTTTTCCATTGAAAATACAAAATTTTAATAACATCAAGTTCATCAGGAGTGACTGGGTGATCAATAATCCTACACAGTTTGGCAAATTCTTCAATAAAACTATCATAACTGCTAATGATTTTTTGCAAATTAATTTTGTGCACCTCTGGATTTTGCAACATTGTCTTGCCTTCGCAAAACCATAGTTCGCTATGGAAACTATTTTTCCAATAGGCATTCATAATGCACCACTCGTAGCAGTCAGAGGGATCTATATAAAATACAAAGCGTTGATCGTCTTTACCTAATATACTGTCGCACCACACCGGATCTCTTGGGTGAGAAAGAAACACACCAACAGCTCCCGGGGGTATATCGTTGTGTTTGACTTTGATATAGTATTCAAGAAGTCTGTGTTCAAAGTCAATCCAAGATTGCCCCAAATGATGATCAAAATTCAGTACAGATTGATAGGAAAACAATTTAAATTTTTCATCCAAAGTGGTAGGAATGCCTTGTTTTCGATCAGCCCATGCCACAACTCCTGTTAATAAATTCAAACATCGACTAATAAAATTTCCAGCGGCTCCTGGTATAAAATGAATAAAAATAAATTTGTTTGACATATTATTGTTTGAAATTGATTTTGGCCAGTGTTTGTCCGCCTTTGATACTAGTTAATGTTCCAGGTTTTTGTAATTCCACCCAGGTATTTTCTTCTCCACCGAGTTGAAAAATAAGTTTATATCCAATGTTTTTTGCCATGTCTAGTATTATATGACCCGGAGTGTAACAAGCACTGTTATTTTCTACCAGTCCTACTGCAGGATAACGATCACAATCATTAAAAGTCATGCCTACCACTCCACCTGGTTTTAGCAATTGAAAAATCTCTTCAAGGTATTGTTTGACAATTTCAAATGGTCTGTAGTTAAAATAATTAAACGCCAAGAAAAAAGCAAATTGTCCCTCTGGCAATTGGAGCCAGTTGAGGTATTGGCCAGACCAAACACCAAATTTGTTCAATATAGGGCGTTTGATAATTTCGTTGACAACATAAGGTCTTAGTCTGGCCTGATACTGTGGATTAAATTGATCCATGGTCGAGGTCAGCAAGTCCGGGTGCTCGTCTATTAGATACAATGGATCATTGGCAACTAATAAATTTATAAAATTTATATGGCCGGGACGTATTATTGCAGCTGGATAGTGCCAATCGGCATATGTTAGCATACGATCTTTGATAACATTAAAGAAATCTTCTGATACCAAAGATTTCTGATTTAATATAGATTCAACAGTTTCTGCAATGTAACTGTGATCCCAGCTGCTTTCGGGCAATATTTTTAGTGTGCCAAGTGGAGTAGTATACGACACAGTATAAAACCCAGACTCTTGATATAAATTTATTTTTTTATAATATAATTCTGAGCTTGTGTTATAGTAATGCATTTCACGTTGAGAAATAAATTTTTGTAGCTGTTCTCGGAATTGCACCACTGACTCGCTGACAGAATCAAATGCAAGTTGTAATTGCTGGTATTCCTTTTGTATGTTGTCTTTGAATTCTTCGGGCAAGAATTTTTGAACGCCTAACAGATGTATAATTTTTAATAGATCAGCATTGGCCAATATTTTAATCAATGATACAGGTGTTGTGTTATCCAACAAATTTTTAAATGCAATTACATCGCTAAATTTAAATTCAGTCATGACCAATCAAATAGTGTTTGGAATGTGTTTTCTGTGTTGGTAGCTGATGCAAGATCCCAGTTCAACACCCCCAAAAGATTATCAATCTTTTGATCTACCACCGTGGCCTCCATTTCTGAATCATTAAATGGCAAATCTCGGAACCACTGTGGTAAATGCATTTCATCCGTTGGATATCCTATACTGGTCCATCCAAGTGCATTAGACTTTAACTTGCATACAATAGTCTTCATACCATCTACTACCTGCATTGAATAATTGTCGCTATTCATTTTTCGCATATTATTCCAGTTAATTGCAGCTCTGACATGTCCGGGCATGTTAGCACGACCTAATCGTTCTTCTTCTTTGGCATACTTGGTCAAGTTATTGACACGTTTAGGCGATCCTTTCTCCCATCCAGGACGTTCCGCAAATTCATATTTAAATTCTCTTATACGCTCAATGATAGCATCACGTTGAGCCCCACCTAACACACTATTTAGAATTTCTAACAAAAAGTCTTGAATAACCTTGGGAGTGTCCGACCGTTTTAGGTCCAGACCCATGGCTTTGGTTTTGCCAGGCTTGCCTTCTACGTCTAAACGACGTCCTTCTAGGTCAATGATATTGACCGCATAACGTTTCTTTGTAATAAACAAACTGCGATCTGCCACAAGTTCTCTGCCGGCACGAATAAGTTCTCCGGCACCTCTAGGACAATGAAATGCCTGTTCCATGTAGGCTGGAAAACTTTCATTAACCTGTTCAGCAATGCTGTCATACAACGCAATACAAGTTTCTTTTGACCATTCCATGCGACCGGCTTCAACTTCGGATTTTAACACGGGCCATGCACTGAAATAACAACTATCCGTATCACCGTAAATGATTGCTTCGCCCACATGATCATACTTGCCAGTGATGCATTCATTGATATGTGCATCCATATGCCGAGCAATAGCCCGGCCGGTTAGTGTAGTTGACTGTCCGATCCTGTGATCAAAGAATCTACATCCTGGATTTAAAATAGCACCATACAATGAGTTCAAGTTAATCTTTTTAACAAGCTGTCTCTTGTCCCAGAATGCTTCTTCTTTTTTGTTGGCGGCCTCTTTTTTCTTGGCCTGCATTTCTTTGCGCTCTGCATACCAGCGTTCTAGTAATCCAGGTATAATGCCTTTGCGCTCGTAGGTCACAATGGTACCGTTAGCAGTCAGCATCCATGGCTGATTTGAATCAAATATCATTGACCAAATTTCTGCGGCACTGTGTACAGTTTCGTTGCCATCTTGCCAGTCAATGGTGATTTCTGTACCACGCTGTTGGTCCATGACTGCGGTGTATTCTAAACTACCAAACAGACCTTCCCAGGCCATGGCAAAACTGCTTTTGTTATCAATCTTGTCCTTGATATATCGATCAGTCATTATAGGCCGTAGTTGTCCCACAATAGTTTCTGGCCCCATGTTGAGTGCTCTAATGGCCGACGGATACAGTGAGTTGATGTCAACTGAACCAATCCATTCATGTATGCCTTTTTTAGGATATGCAACATATGCACCTGCGGCTTGGGTGTCGTCATCAGTTAGTCGTTGTTGCCGATTTGGTACAACCATGCCACGCTCGTGTGCTTCGTTGATAATGGCCTGTTCAGTTACTGCTACCGCACCCATGGTAGTTTGTAACAACACAGTATTGGCATGTGCTAATTCATTTGCTAGATCTAAAAATCTCAGCTTCTGATCTAATTTGTGCAACAACAATGTATCTTGGCGATTATATTCTAAGAATGTTCGAAAGTTTTGATTGTACAACTGATCCAGTGTGCCTTCAAATTGTGTTTTACGCTTATCCAACTCATATTCGCCAATGGCATCCAAGCTGTAACTGTGTCGCTCTTCATAGGTATACTTGCGATACAGTTGCATATAATCCATATGCACACGACCAATCAAGTCATATGTTTCATTTTCTGCACCGAATCGCTCAAACACACGTTTTTTAGGATATTGATTCCACAAACAAAATCTACGTGTATCATCTTTGTTTAACACACGAGTCACACGATTTACGGTGTACGGAATATCGTAGCCTTCTGAGTTCCAGCCAGAAAGTGCATCTGCATCTTCAATTAAATCCAGGAATGTTTTTAACATTTCCTCTTCACGTTTAAACAACATGCAGTTTTCAAACGTACCGGCAATTTCTTCTGCAGTCTCCCAACTCATATGCTTGGGCGGTACTGCTAGTGTGACCAATTGATCTAGCCATGTTAGATATAAAGATATTGCAGTTATAGGATTGAACGGATCTGCAACAGGTGAGAATCCACGTTCAGGATCAAACGCAACTTCAATATCAAAAAATGCCACATTGAGTTCTGGTGCATCTTGACCGATATAGTTCTCGCTGAGACATCTGAACACAGGATTAATATCGCTCTCGTATAAATTTTTATGTGACTGTGCCCGAACTTCTTTGCGAAACTCTTTGTTGTTGCGTGTGCTAAATCTTGACACAGGTGTGCCATATATGCTGGTAAACTTGCCTCGGGGGTCATCGTAATAGAATATGTAGTTGGCAGGGTATTCATGGTATTTTCTCACGCCGTCTTGGCGTTCTACAACGTGAATGCGATCGTGTTCACGATCAAAAAGTGCGTCAATATAACTCATAGTCTCCGTTTGTGGCCGGTAAGCCGTAATTCATGTTCCTTACGGGAACGACTCGCTGTTGTAAAACAGTAGTTATAGAGTTTTGCCAACGGTTTCTAAAATAGTATTAAGATCTTCGTGTTCTTGATTGGCTTGTGTCAGACTTGCCTTGTGTGCAATACGAATTGCTTTTTTTAGTATGGATGGCTTGACTTCAAGCTCTTCTGCAATAGCTTTAATAGTGTCATTGAGGCCGCCTTGCAGTGTGTCAATTTCATGCATGACCTGCATGCCCTCGTTGATAATCTGAATAAGTTTGATCTTTTGATCGCCGCTGAATAATTT